CACCTTCAATAGTCTCTACCATCTCATTTCTGAGTCTAGTGTAGAGTCTATCATCGAACGTGTTTATAGATTCTTGTGCCTTAGCTCTCATTGCGGCAGCAAGTGGGATCTTTGTGTCTTGGTCTTCCATCTTATATTCCTTACTTTCAAGTGAATTTATACATTCTAGACACCACAAACCAATTAAATAATCAGAAGCATCAGATTGTGAGCCACATCTCGTACATATCACTTTTTAGATGCTCCTACTACTAGTTTCTCAGCTATGTCACCAATGCTCTTGAGAGCATTCTTGAACTCATTAAAATCTGCGAGTTGAGTTTTAGCAACTACTTGGCCCACAGGAGTTTGGAGAAACTTAACGTACTCCTGACCTAGAGCACAAGCTGCTATAATTGCGTTTGCTACTGCTGTTACTGGGTCCATACTTACCTCATAAATTTAGTTGAATTAAAGCGGTGGCCGCCCGAGCCAGAGAGACAATGCCAGGCGCGGCCACCAATGAGATTAGTTAGATCTCAAGTTAGAACGCTGCCTCTGCATTATACGCAGCGAACCCATCAATTTTAGCAATCATACGACCTTCAAACTGTTCGTTGATTACTTTAACTTGGAGCTTCTTACCGATCACTTCATCGGAATTGAATGCGAAATTAGGCCCGCTCGTCTCCTCAACGATCTGCTTGAGGGGCTTTTCCATTGCTGCCGCAATGAACGGGGCAATGCGTCCGAGAGCTTGAGAGTTGAAGTACACAAGCATCTCACGGTCATTAGCGGATGTTCCTGGAGCAGTCAATTTAATTCGCGGAACATAGTTCAGAGAGTTCCCTCCATTCTTAGGCGGCTTCACGTCAAAGGAGAGTACTTCCCCTTTATACCACCCCGCAGGAATCAAGTCCTGCATCAAGTCTGATTTCGGAATGTTGATGATAGGCATCGAATTTACTTTCTTCTTTCTATTCTTACTTGGGTTGAGTTGGAGTTGTTGGTGTGATTAGAGATGTGAGATAGTTGTGGAAGTTCTTGTTAGTTATGTCATGTTGTCCTGGTCCTATTCCATAGGAATTTTTAGCTAAGTCAGTTGCAAACTCTACACGATAGTAGAGTTTATTATTTCCCTGGTCACGGGAAAACCTAAAGACGTTATCGAAATATGCTTGTACGCTCTCACCTAACTGATCCCTCACGGTGAGTTTCTAACCCTTCACTTCGTTTGGGGAGTATGGGTCACTAGGATCTACTTTTCCATATTTATCAATGGTGTGAGCTGAACAAATCACATTACACGGTAACATCCTGAGAAAATCAAATACTTGATGAGTGGCGCTAACTTCAAATCCGTAATCGCCGGGGCCGCTCATGCGTAAAGTCCCGATGGTCTTGCCCTTTAGGAAACCATGCGCGGCGGCCAAGAATACACGACTCATCGAGAACATTGAATCTATGACTACTGTTTTGTATGGGAATGTTCCTGAGTTACGCATCTGATCCCAAGAGACGAGCAAGTTATCGAACTTCTCATATCCTGATTTGGCACGAGCATTGAACTGTTCGTACTCAATTCCTGAAGTATTCTCTATACACTTAGAAGAGACTCCTCCTTCTATACCTGAGATGCGGAAATCAAAATCCAAGATCATCATAGGTCTAGGGAAAGAAGCGGCGGCCACGGATTTTCCATCCCCGGAGCGGCCCACGAATAGGCCCAAGAACTTTTGCTCAGCCTTCGGCTTCGCAAGATAAGAATCTAATGATGGCATAAGTTAAAATTTAAATTCCCCCTAACTCAATATCTTTTGACTCTCTGAATATTCTTTTCTTCTCTTCTTCATATCTTACTCTTGTTCGTTCTGCGCATTTTAAATGCCATATACCCATTCTAAGATGGATGTTAATTAGACCCTCATAATGGAGTACGCAACAAATGAGAAGCGTAAAAGTGAAGAATCCAACTAAAATTGCTTCCATAAGTTAAACATTCTTATCCCATCTCAACTTCTCGTCATACTTCTGTGAAGAGTTTAGAATTTGGTCTAGGACTTGCTCAATTCTCTTAACCTTTTTAGCTTTGTTGCTCTTAGAACAGCTTAAGCACGCGGGAACTTTATTCTTAAGTTGAGCTTTAGTTAGAATAAAACTCTCTTTACACTTTCCGCACAGTGCTCTCTTATTTTCTAAGTATTCACGGTTATGGTAATGAGAGCAGTCGGGATGTACACACCGATAAATGTCTTTATTCTTTGAGGATCTGACGTACTCATGGATGTGACCTGCGTTAACCTTCACTTCTGGTGGTTTAGCCTGCGGATTTAGAATCATCTCTACTCCTCTCTAGGTATTCAGTGATTGCAACAAATTGCTCACTCGTTGCAGGAACGTCATTAATACATATAAGCGTATCCGACATTTCAACACAGCCGAGACCCTCGACATAAAATGCGATATAGTCTGGTAGGCCGCTCGTGCTGTTTGCGATGCGGCTAAAATCTTCTGAGAGTTTATTTAAATTCACCACGGCCTCCATTTACTTTCCCCAACTAGATAGTTGGATTTAATTATAGACTTCTTCATGTCAGGGCTTTCCGTCTCGCACAGCTTTGTGTATTGACACGGATTCGAACCAAAAGCACCTGCACAACTCACAAGATTCTCAGAGATATCACCACTCAAGATCTTGTAGAAAACCTTCTCGACCTGCTTTTCCCATCTGTGCATCATAAATGGTGTGATCTTTACGGGTTGACGCCTGAACCACTTGTTAACGTCTTTCTCGGCTTGAAAGCCGATATAATTAATCACCGCGTAGCGGGCGCGCGCGGCCCACGCATAAGTTAGAAACTGAACAGAGTACTCATAAAGATTATTGAATCTGCTCTGAGTCTTGTGATCGACTACACACAACTCATCCCCATATACTTCTAACTTAGCGAGTAAATCAATTCGTCCTTCAATGATAAATACGAACTTCTTACCTCTAGCGTCTCGCCCGGACCTAAACTCTTTGCTGAACCCTAGTTCAACTCCGGCGTCACCATTTGGAGCACTCACTACTTTAAAATCCCGTCCCGTAGCGGCGTAATGAAATACGTACATCATAAACCGCTCTACCACAAAAGTAATATCTTCTTCCTTGAGTGCGGGGATTTTACGCCACTCTTCCTTGTTATCCGCCAGATTATTCGTAAAATCCCGCGCTGCACGCTCTGCACACTCTTTAAAGTCTGTTCCGTCAGAACGTAAACGATAAAATCGATCAAGTAGGTCATGCATCACCGTGCCCATATTTAGCGCTTTCTCTGATGCTCCAACGATACTTAACAAGTCTACGTACTGGAGCTTCCATGAGAGTGGGCATTTTAAGTATTGAACTATTTGTGATGAGTCAAGAGTTATTATTTTCATGTATTTTAGTTTTAGTGTTAGGTAAGAGTCCCATCTCTTCATACTTAGATAAGATGTTGAGGTTGGCCGCGCAGTGTCCTAAATGATCCTCCACGACATAACCATCTTTGAGATAATCTCCTCTTAACGACGCTAGGATGTGCTCATTGTACATGAGGAGATGCTTTATGGCGTTCCCAATTCGTCCTAGCGCGAACTTAAGATCCGCTTTCATGTAGTTCTTCTCTTCAGGATTCAATTCTTGTTCATATTTGGTGAATCCTTCAGTCATGGCTAGCGCGGCCCTCTCCAAGAAACAAAAGTTTAGATCTTGGAATCTGGTTGGGTTCGTGATGTCTTGAATCGCTTCGCTGGAATTAACTTTAAAAAATGGGCAGTTCTTATCGTGATCTCCATTATAGAACTCCATCAAGTGACAGTTGCATTTGCTCATAAATTTGTTTTTAATTAGTATTTCTCACTACCAATGCTCTTGATATTATGGTAAGGCACGAACTCTTCACCGCGCCAGAAACCCCCATTCTTACGGATCTCTATCACTACTTCCTGAATAGTTGGGGGCCGCGTCTCGCCAAACGTGATAACTCCTGGAATTGGTGAGGCGAGTTTATTCGCATCCACTTCTAGTTCACGACACTCCTCACCTTCACATGCGTATACTACTTTATATTCCATTTCTTTCTCCTTTATTCTTCTAGCCATTCTTTGAGAATTGACATTAATTCAAAAGCGACTTCAGGTTCCAGATAAATTGAGTTCGTAACAGCTACTCCATTTTCTGTAGTTATTAAAAACATAGTTCCATCATGAACTGATGTACCGTATACTCCATCTCCGATATATCTTTTCTGTTGGCGTTTCATTTTATAATTTATTATTCACCACTATCTCGCTCAACTCTCTTATGCTTTCAAGGTCTGAACTAAAATTCCACTCTTTCGAGACGGTTTCACCAACGATTTGGCGTTTCTTACTGATTAGTTCGTGGAAGAACATATCAACTGTGCCTCTTGCGATAAAGTAAGTGACCGTCACCGCGCTTACTTGGCCGTTCCGGTGGAAGCGGCCCTCGAATTGTTCCTCATCAGCCGCATTCCATGCTCGCTCAAGTACTAGCGCGTTTGCACAGTTCTGGAGATTTAAACCCTCACCGCCACTCTTCATATTTAAAATTAAAAGTCTGATGTCATCGCGCATAAAAGCCTGGACGATTCGATCTTTCTTCATTGCACTATCCTCTCCTGAGAGAGATTCACAGGCATATCCACCGCCCTGAAATATGTACTTGAGCGTATCCCGCACGACAGTGTGATGAATCCCAATGCATAAATTCTCTTCTGTCGAATCTAAGTGCTCTTGTGCAAATTCGATAGCGTTTTGACACTTAGATTCACCAGTGATGGCTCTTAATTTAGCTAACCAACCTAACATTGTGGTTGCGTTCTTAGCTTCGCTCGGGTCATTGAGATAGTTGCTGAACATATCCAATGCCTTATTATAACTTCCCTTGAGCTTCTCATCTTCTATCTCAACATACACAAAGTTACGCGATAGCGGAGGTAAGTTAGTGAGAACTTCATGTTTCTCCCTACGGAGAATATACTTAGAAGTTAGATCTTTAAACTTTTGGAGGTAATAAGGGTTAATTCGAGTCCACTGATACTTATCGTTTTGCATCAACCATCTTTTTCTAAACCTATCTAGTGAATGGAATGTTCCCGGATCAAGAAGGTTTAGAATCGTGAAGTACTCATCAGCTTTATTTTTAATGGGAGTTGCCGAGAGCGCAATGATATGCTCGATATCTAAATTCTGGATGTACGTGATGAGATTTATGGTTCTCTTCGAGCTTGGGTTCTTGTAGTTGTGAACTTCATCAAGAATTATAGTTTTAATTCCGAGCACTCCCAAAAGACCAGTTTTTTCTAGCTCTTCTTTTTTGAGTCTCGTAAATAAATCCATGCTCATAACATAAGCCTGGAAGCCAGGAATTAGATTAACTCTTGATGTTACCGGCATCACTCGCATAGGCAGTGAGTCACACCATCTACGGAATTCTTCACTCCACTGATAAATGAGACCGCCCTTAACTAGAATTAAAGCGGGGAATGCCTTCTCACGATTCTCGCGCAGCGCGATGAGAGCTTGAATAGTCTTTCCGAGTCCGGTTGCATCAGCGATGAGGCATCTGAGATTCGAGCGTTCTATAAATTTAACTCCCTCGGTTTGAAAGTCATAACTCTTCATGGTGCTGTCACAGCTCACATAGTTCGCTGGGTCACAATTTGTTAGGGGAGTTGCTTCATTCGAGGGAGTTAAATTTAAAATCTCCTGCGGAGATGGGATTTCAAATCCATTTGAAGTGGGGAGTGGGCCGCTGCCGGCGGGGGCGGGCGCGGCCATCACTTGTATAAGGGTCGGTGGCGGGGTCGGATTTGGCTCTAGGATGACCGCTGACGAGTCGGTGAGCAGGGGTTGAGTCTCCGCACCCTCCGTAGGCGCGGCCACCACAGCGACCGGAGACGAAATTACACTATTTTCATGAGTTTCATTTCCGTTGAAATGAGTGTTTACATGACCACACTTAAAAACCACGTAGAGCGTTTTCCCAACGGGGATTTTAGTTTGGATCTCTTTACGTCCACAATTACTACAAGATTCAGCGAGTTTCATTTTAATTTATTTAGCGGTTTAGTTGAGTAAATAGTTTTGTCAAAGTGACGAGCCACATAAAGTGGCGTAAATCCATAACTTTTCTTTTCAGAAATTAGTTTTAGAAGTGACTCTTTAGATCTCGCCATCTCCAAACAGTTTGCGACCTGAGAAATACTCTTGTTTAACTTTTGTGCGATCTCAGGCCCGTTGAAATTCCCATTTCTGAAAAGTTCTAAGACCTGAGATTCGAGTGGAGTTAATTTTGGGTCTTTACGTTCGAGGAGTCGCATAATTCTTCAGCCCATGTTCCAGTCATGTAACAAATCTGTTTAGATTCAGGTTCTAAATGAACAGCTAAGAATCCAGAATCATCGACTAAAACTTTGCGCTTGCAGTTCGGACAAATTGCTCGCATAAATTTAGCTCCATTTAGTTTTCTCTGTAAATTAAAATCTCCAAAAACTCTCCCGCTTCGCGGAGGAGTTTCTGAGTACTTTAATCTCTTTCCCCGAAGGGGGTTAGCTCTCCTTTTTAATTTGAAGTTTCATGACCATGTCACGGGCTGTTGCGAAATCGCATCCCAAAGTTCGCTGGATCTTTTTGATCCCCTTGAATACCATCTTGTCGATGGGATCAATTCCCGCCGTGACGGGATTCTTGATCTCATCGCCCTGATTATCAATGTGGATCTTTCCGTTGATCTTGGCGCTCTTCTTGGCTCGAATGTTTTCTGTGTTCTCTTTTAGTTTGAGTAGATCCGTTTCGACTTCAATTTTAATTTTAGTTTTGGACAATTCTCTCGCGAGTCTAGAAAAAAGTGCGAGATGTGTTTGACACGTATCAATCCATGAAATGGCATCTTCTAGCGTACAACCTTCGAATCGGCTCCGCTGAACTTCCAGGAAATCTTTAATTTCGTGCCCGTCTGCGGTGGGGATGTATGTTCCCGAAGGTGGAGCATTTACCATCACGAAACAAGTGCGGAACTGATTTGATAAGTTCTGGAGTTGGTTCAAATCGTTTTGGGCCTCTGCTAGAGAGGCCCGTGCAGTGTCGAGTGAATTTGTTAGTTCGCCCATTATCGTATGCTCTTTATCTTTGCGTAGGCTTTCATGGTGTAGCCAAGTGGAGATGTCTTGAGCGCGGCCCACAACCGATCCTCGGTTACATATTCTCCATCAAGAATTGCTTGATGATACTCCTTAGCATATTCATCACCCGATGTGAGAATATCATCTAACATTTGAATGATGTCGGTTTCATCAATGTGCATGATGTGGTTTGCGCCATTGAAGGTGAATGCTATGTAGCAAGTGTTAGTTTTTGACATTTGTTCTTTCGTCATTTTATTTAAACATCCGTTCGAGTTCGTTCATGCTCATCGTTTCACGTTCGTGAGATCTTCCTGCCTCGAACATAAGAAGCGTAAGCATAACTACCGGATCAATGTCGAGATACTTTGCGAGTTTAGTTGATAGGCCCGTCACGGTGTCGATCATGCCGATCATTTTACGCGCTACTTGCGGCGTGACGTTTCCATCGGCGCATCCATATAGAGCGTGATCGTCCAGAACTTCTACGCATCGCTTTGGGTCAGCCAAGAGTTTCGTTGCGGCGGTCATGAAAGGCGAGCCGAATTGTTCGAGGACTATATCTAGTTCTCGATTTAGCTTTTTTTGTTCCATAGTGTTTTCTCCGGTATTTTGGTGGTCTCTAGCTCTGGCCGCCCTGAGTCCGTGTTTCGGGGGCGGTATGAAGGTAGTATAGGGGCAGTTTGGGGGGTAGTCAAGAGGAAAGTTAAAAAAGTTAAAATGTCTGGGGTCATGGGGTTAGCTCTCTTCGCGAAGCTAACTCCCTCCCTACCCCGAAGGGGGGTGTCTGGATGGGCTGTTTATGAAAGAAGCTTCATGTGGGGGAGGAGGAGAGCTAAGTCCTTTAGAATCAAGGGGGTGTCCGCCATAGGTTTAGAAATTATTAAAAAAAAATAATATATGTAAACAGCCAATTATGAAGTCCTATACTTAATTCCCGCTAAGTCCTTGATTCTAAAGCACTTACGCCAGATTAAGCCATTTTCACTATACAGGGGTAGGGGGGGGGGGGTCTTTACCTGGGGAGGGAGTTCAAAATTTGAGATAGTCTAAGTTGCTGATTTTAAAACTAGATGAGTTAAAATGAGATGCTACTGAACTACTCCGTGAACCACCTATTTTTCACCTCGAAACCGGGGTAGAGTGTACTTCTGACACTAAGGTCGAAACTGTTCTTGTGTCCGACATCTTATATGATAGGGCGCTTTGGGGCGCTAAGGGGCCGCCACGCTTCTGATCGGCGTGGGGTGTCTCGGTGTATCCTCCGAAAAGCGGCCCGTTTTAGTCGCTTTTGAGGGTAGTTGCGTGGGCCGTAACTCTAGCATTCTAAGGGGGTTAGCGTAAGCCCTTTGGAATCATGGGGATGGCGGGGCCTGAAAACAGAATTTTCAGTGATTTTAACTATAGACGTGGGTTTTAGTTTGGATCAGCGAGTAGCTGTGAATGAGTTAAAAAAGTTAGAAATACTTCTCGAAGGGACTTGCATTTCATGTCGAGTCGTTGTAGGATGGTCATGTAAGCAAATTCAAACCCGTGAAGCGGGACTGGCAGAGTAGACGGGGCGTTAACAGGGCCGTTCTAACGAGGGGCTAACAAACGACGCAAAGCTGCTCTGCCAGTATTAAAGAAAAGAAAGAAGGATATAAGATGGCCGCTGCTACAGTTAACCCCGTAGGGGTTGAGAAGCTCCAGAAGGTTTATAAGTATTTCGACCTGTCCAACCTGACTCAAAAGACCAAAGAGGTTACGGCGGATTTTACGCCCGCTGCAAGCGTTGAGGAAGGTTCGGCGCGACTCGCTGATGAGAAGTTGCTTTTGGGTGCGATCAATGATCGGCTTCGTAAACTCACTCTTGCTCAGGAGAGGAAGAAGGTTGTTTCTGAAGGCGCTAGCAAAACCGCAGTATTGAAGCTCGCAGCTGGATTCCGTCAAGTGTTGCCTTTCTCGGCGATGCTCGAAACCGGAGCGAACGGAAAGCCCACGCGTGAGTCGAAGGTAAAACAGACTCGTGCGATTCTTGATGCGTTTCTCACCATGCCGTTCATTCTTGAATCGCTGAAGGCGACGAGCGCGGTCGATGACGATGATGATGAGGAAGGTGACGACGAATAGTTAGCGCGTCCATAAGTAGTTAGCGGGAACTACTCTAAAATAATCCCGCTCTCGAATTAAAAATCTATTCATAAATCAGATTCATAAACTAAAAACTAAATACTCTCTCGGCTCTCGCTCACCGGCGAAGCCGGGAGAGTTTTTTATTTTAGATTTTAGAATTCAACGAGCGGAGCGAATTAAAATACTAGACGTGTTGTTTCGCGTAGGAAAGATCCGAGCGGAGCGAGGTGTAGGGATACTCGAAAGATGAGTTGACGCGTCTCAGGGCAAGTGTGCGCGATTTAAAATAGTTTGGCATGAGATTAGTTTAGCTTGCCGACGAGCGAAGTGAGTCGATACGGAGTGTATTTAAATTGAGTAAAAGAAAACCCCGCTAGGGGTTTAAAATTCTAGTTCTTCCTGTTCGTATGTTTCGTACGGTTCACGCGGGTCAGGCGTGATTTGTTCATGGAGTGTAACGAGTGTACAAGATTCGCATAGCGTCGAAAGCGCTGGCATCCCACACGTGTAGCAGCAATATTCTAGAGAGTTCATTGGATCTTTCCTTCCCCGTCTTGCAGTTTGTTTTTCATAGAGTCTATCCACTTCTCGCACGAAGTGAGTGTACGGAAATGCGCCATTTCGTCGTATCGGCCTGAGATTACAACATCACCGGGGAGTGTGATTCCGTAGTTTCTGCCTACACCTTCTGTGTGTAGGAAATGATGAATCAGGTTGAACTCACACGTTCTAAGGAACGATGCGTCGCAACATACTGCCGCGAGAGCCGTGACGTTTAAATAATCTGTGGAGCGCTTGGCTAGGATACGAGATTCGTATTTTTGCCCTGCTACTGTATTGTCCCATCCAAGCCACAACTCAACTCTGTTTCCCTTCGACTCTAAGGAATCTATCAATGAGAGAATCGCCGCGCCACGAATGTATAGCGCGTCATCATCTGAATCGACGTGAACTTCTGGGCTAAAAACCACTCGGATGTCTTTTCCCTTGCGTGGAACGATGCGAGAGAAGCACTCAGGAACTCCTGAGAGGTACGTAGCAACGTCCAGTGAGCCACCAGACACGTCCATTGTACGAGTACGAGTGTTGATGAACTCTGACGTGTTTAGTTGCGTAGTAAAGTTCTGGATGCGTTTCAGGATCGAGGGATCTGGGAGTCGCATCTTTCGAGTGTTAGGTTTTCCATGCGGGGCATAGGAAAGTTCGTCGCAATCTGTGAGGTAGGATTCTAGCGAAGCCCACGTCACAATGCACGAGTTCGCGCATAGTGGCTTTTGAGGATGTTTTTCTTTTGTGATGTATTTCATGGTTTGCTCTTTTCTAGAAAGTTAAGGGGCATAGTTTCAGGAGTGTTTCGCGTTGCGCGTATTGCTTGAAGATAGCCATTTCCGCAGACTGCGAAGCGGAGAATCCGAGAGAAAGGAGTTTCACGAGTTTCAGCATCCCTCGCATTGAGACCACGAGTTCATGACCCTTGATTCCCTCGATTGGTTCGACGATCTTACGGAGGTCATGCGCCCATCTGACCACTCGTTCTGTTTTTGGTCCGGGCGCAATCTTCAGGCACAAGTTCAATTCGAGTTCCGGGTCGT